GTGTTGTACGAAACGGTGTCCGAAGCGGCGGAGAGGTCAATGGTCGAATAATTATTCGAAACAGACCCCTCATATGCTAATCTCTGATTCCTAGTCTGATCAGACAGGTCGATTCCGCGTTTGCGGAGACGTCTTTTGACATACGAATCGAAAGCAAGCTGGAGGGGCAAAGCCCACTCTGGCTCACAAGCGATCGTACGATCTGTCTTCCAAGACTTCGGTACAAACTCTACTCTATTCACGTTCGAGGGGATAACACTTAGGTCATTTTGACCATAGTACTTACCTAAGGCCTCACAGTACGGGACGAGTCCCGGTGTTGTAGTGCCTTGCTCTTTCACCTTTCTAAAGGGCAAAGAGTCTCGACGTGAAGTAGATGAAGTAGCGCCAGATGTGAACCTCACATACTCAGGGATCGCTCCCTGAAAATCCTCGAAAGGGCCCAATACACTCGCAATCCAGTTCTCCATGGTCTCTATATTTCGACGAAGACGACTATTAAGTCTGTCGGCGTGGAGGTAATAGAAATCAAGCCTCTTGTTCACAATCCTGCACTTACGCTCCGATACCAAAAAGGTATTCAGAGCAGCAGGCTTGCAGACATTCGGGTCGGAGAAGATCGAAGCTTTCTTAAAGAAAGCCTGGATCTGCATCAGGCACCTTCGAGTCTCCCTGTCATGCAATGCATCAGGGAAAAGGTCCACACAGGAAGCTAGGCTTTGGAGGTTCCTCGAGCGTGTCCATCCGGTCACCCTCTTAGAGATCTCCGGTCCTAGCACGGACTCGTAGTCACGAACGTACCCTCGACATATGTCGTACGGCAACGTCTGAAAGTCCTTCATAGGATCTTTCCTTCTCGATTACACACAGCCGAGGAAGTTTTCCTCGTGGGGCGACGACAATTATGACAGAAGTTATCCAAACGATAACGACCAACGTAATCGCAGTCCAGAAGAGCATATAAGCCATTTTCATGGCCGCGTGCCTACTTCAGGTACTGCTGAGTCGTCACCATCGCAGTAAACTCATCCGACGCGACAATGTCGCGGAAGATGGCTAACGCTGCGGTAACATCACCTGCGATCCCATCTTTGGGACGGCGAAGTGTGAC